TTATGTCAAACATTAAATCAAAAAGCGGCTACGAAATACGTGCCGATCTATTAGGACTTGCGAAACAAATCGCTGAGTTCAACTACACAATCAAACAAGCCGAGTACGAGTACAGCCTAAAGAAAGATGGTGACCAAGTGGTTGCTGAATTCAAGGCTCCGGTGGTTACTGCGGAAGATATCATTGATACAGCAAAAAAATTCAATGACTTTGTAACCAATGGTCAAAACTACACAGAGCAGGCTCAAGTTTTGGTTGAGAACGTGAAGAAGTTCAATGATAAAGTTCAGGAAAGTTTTAAACCTGAAACCATTCAGAAGAATGTGAAAGAATTTCAAGACAATGTTCAGAAATTCTATTCAGTTTTCACAAACGGTGTAGCTAAAAACTAATACCCAAAAACGACTCACTGAGCTCGGCAACGGGCTCAGTGTGTAATAGAGAATTAAAAAATGTTACCGTACAACGAATTCGAAAATCGCTGGTTAAGCAAAATTAAAAAAAGAGTAAAAGATCATTACGAGAAACATGAGCCCTTGTATGCAGCTCTGTCTGCAATCATGCTAATCACTCTGTTGATTTTAGCCTTAATAACATCACTGGACAGTTTCTTTGAAATAAGCAACTAATATAATTGAATTATTTTAGATAATTACAGTATGTTCAATCCAATGGACTTCTTTCCTAATTTTGTGTACTCACAGACAGAAACTGTGCATGTATCCAATATAGAAATTGATCCTAACGCAGGCAATTTCCAAGAATACACTTACGAATTAGAATGGATGGAAGCTCACTGGAATCATGTGTACCGATGCATTGATTTGGTCACTGCTTATTGGTACCCTTGGATAGACCGATCAGCTCTACAAAAAATGTATCCTGATCTAAACAATTAAATCTAATATAGTTTGTAATTTGCCTTTGATACTTTTATTATTAAGAGTATTTCTTAATCCTGCATGAAGAGTTTTTGGCCAGCATTCAAACGCACACCAAGCATATGAGCTGTGTTCTTCATTCAATTGAGGCAAAAATTCTTCAGAGACGCAGATTACGTATGTATTGAAAAAAAACTTTTGATCATTGCTGGTGAATAATTCTAATGGTATAACTTTTTTAAAGGCAGCAGTTAACCCAACTTCTTCTTGAATTTCTCTTTTCAATCCTTCAAATGCACTCTCTGTGTATTTGTTTTGTCCACCTACTAATCCCCATAAGCCACGAGTTTTAGCATCGTTGCGTTGTAGAAATAGAAATCTTTTCGTGTTTACTGCGTAAAACAACGCACCAGAACATATGATATTTTCTTGCATCTAATTATTATAGCACGAGTGTCCACTTGCCTGCAATATAGATACCTTCGTAACTCTTAACCCAGTTTGTGCCATTGTATTTGTATTGAATACCTGTGTTAAGATTGGTAACATATTCCACTGTGGAATCAAAATCCGCTGCTGACCATACCACACTCCATGTATCAGTAGCACTGTTATATTGTACAATATCGTTGGCTTGAGCATTTAATCCGCCTTGCCAGTATTGTGTGCTGTCTCCAATATCTGCTGTAATAAGATATCTTGTACCATTGGCAGGAGCAACACTAGCATCAAATGTTAATGGATTTATAATTTTATTAACCGATGGTATAGTGTTGGCAGGTATTGTATCACTATCAATATTCAATAGAAGAATAGTTTCATCTAGAGGAGATACTGATATGGTACCTACCACTTCATTGCCGTTTTCTTGTTCTAATTTAATTTGACTTAAACCGTTTGTAATTCTTCCATATTGATTTAATAATATGTTCCAGTTTATTGGAGGACCAAATTGTTCAAAAGGATCCAGCGTTGTTTCTGCTCGAGCGCCTGTGTAGAATCCATCTCCACCTGAACTTACATTGGTGCCTGTACTGCCCAATATTCTCAATTGATTACCTGTTAATAATAAAGCATAGTTGTTAGGAGTTACATAAGATTTTGATATTAGAGTACCATCTATTAATCCTTCAGAAATACCTCCATCGTCATCATACACACTCATAATAATTTTTTGTATTACTCCCAATTTAGAAACTTTAACTGGTGGTGACAACCATATAGGCATGCTGAAGCTAATCGACGCCACGTCTATTTCTGTATCAGCACCCACCGGAATGGTCCTTGAACTGAATGTTATCCCTGTCAGCTCGATATAACTCAAGCTGGTCCAATCGATATAGTTGTCACTCTTTTGAATTTCAAAATCTGGATTAAAAAGATATAGAATTTGTTCCAATATCTGTAATTTCATATCTGTATTTGTGGTATAGATATCAGCGTTAACATTTAATCTAAATGGACTTGGCATTACTTTTTCTATGGTATATCCAGCACCTAGGGTATTATCATATTCTCCGGTGGTCTCATTATAATTTCTTTCTTTGAGATGTTGTTTTTCTATGTGATAAGGATTTTGCATTCTTTCACGATCATATTCTAATGCTGTGATATATGCAGCAATTTTTGGTGCTGATTGTAGAGCATTTTCACTGTTATTTCTAATGATGTTGGCCACTTGACGAGTCATGTCACCATAGGTCACTGGTACTTGTCGTAATTGTACCACACCATCTTTGCCTTTGCCTAATTCAATAGAAAAATTACTCAATACTCTAACGAATTGAGTCATAAATTTTCTAATCTGTCCGTCGTAAAAATGCAACATTAGTTGTCAGCCTTGGGTTTAAGAGCATTGGACAATGTCTGTCTTTGCTCCACAGTTAATCCATTGATTGTGGTTGTACTGCTGTTATTAACAAAGCCAGTTTTAAATGTATTTCTGGTATTGTTATTGGTTGTGGTCAATCTTACCGAATCTTCTACCTTGATCCATCGTATACCATCGAATCGGAATAATCTATTAGGTAAGAAATCTAATCTTAAGAAATAATCACCTTTGTTGACATTTGATGTTGGGAAACTGGTTCCTGCACCTGCAACATATCCATTAGGTGGTATGCCATCACCGTTGTAATAGAATCCATAGTGGCTGCTAGCCGGTGTGTCTATCACAGCATTGATAGGTTGGTCTGATGATATTGTTTCTTCCGAATTTGCACCTTCTAATCGTATATTTCCTCGCTCATCGATGGGTGTAACATAAAATTGTTTGTAATTAAATCCTGATTTGGGAGCATCTGCTTCGGCTTGAGCGATAATAGCATCGTTGATTTCTTTCTCTTTGTTATAGGTACTCATGTAACTTGCAAGAGAACCCGCAGTGGTGGCATCTCCTATTATATCTCGGAATTCTTGACTGTCCACTATGGTTTTTAATTTTAATCTTAATAGGTGTGGCCAATATGTGGGTGAAAATCCTTCAGCTGATCTATTCACATCTTCAATAACATAAAATCTTTTTAGAGCAATAGGTATACTAGCATCTAGGCTGTAATCGTCTTTTAAATTGGGAAATTCTACTACATCTCCTGACATGGGTTTTCTACCCAATCTTTCCACCACATCATTTAAATGCACTGTTAGAAATAGTGTGTCGTTTTGTAAAAACATACCAAATTGGCTAAGATTAAAATCCGTATCTTGCACGTTGTAGATACCTCTAATAACATATACGTCTGCATCGTATTTTCTGTCTCTATTTTCTAAGAAAAGCAGATCTTGTATGGTTCTTTCTCCCAGTGTGCTTTCAGCAGGCAATGTGGGACTAGCAGGACCGTCCTTATTTGTAGCACCTTGATCGTATGTACCTATGTATTTGTGCAAAAAGATGTCCACTCCGCCCACCTGGAACATCTCATTTATGTTGCGATCAAAAAACTTATAATCGTTGCCCTTTTCCGGCTTGTATATTGATAAACGTGGCATACTAACCATATTTATAGAAAAGACAGCAGCCATAAATATCCATATGTCAGAGTTACAAACAGCACAGCAAGAAGTATTTGAATACGTTAAAACTAACCTAGGCGATGGTATGATTGAGGTGGAATTGGACCCAAAACACTACCAAGTTGCACTAGAAAGAGCCATAAACCGTTTTAGACAGAGATCTAATAATTCTGTGGAAGAAAGTTATGCTTTTCTAGATCTTAAAGAAAATCAAAACAAATACATTCTACCAGACGAAATTATCAATGTTAGAGAAATAGCACGAGCTACTGTGGGAACTCGAGGTGATGGACAAGGTGGAACTTTATTTGAACCATTTAACCTAGCCTACACCAACACCTATCTTATGCGAGCGGGTGCAGCCGGCGGATTGGCTACCTATTATGCTTTTGCTTCATATCAAGAATTAGTGGGAAAAATGTTTGGTTCTTTTATACAATTTCATTATGACAATGCTACAAAAACGTTGACCATAACACAGCGTCCAAGAATTGACACTGAGAGAGTTTTATTACACACAGACAATTATAGACCAGACATAACTTTAATGAAAGACATATATGTTAAACCTTGGCTTAGAGATTATACTCTTGCAGTTTGTAAAGTAATGCTAGGCGAAGCAAGAAGTAAATTTGGAACTATTGCAGGACCACAAGGTGGAACTTCTCTAAATGGAGAAACATTAAAACAAGAAGGTATGGCCATGATGGAAAAATTAGATCAAGAAATTGTTCTTAATATGGATGGTGGTGCGGCAACTAGTTTTATTATCGGTTAATTCTTTTTATTATCTTTTAATTCTTTAACACTTCAGATTAAATATATTTGATTATGGCTAATATAGGCATTAAAAAAATTCACGATCTAACACTCGACGAGCTAGAAGATCTAGTAACCGCATTGGAAAATATGAGCAGAGTTGCTGATAAACCTGCAATGCAAGAACAAATATTAAACACCGTTAAAAAAACTCAGCAAGAGATTGCAAAAAGATTAAAAAACCTGTAATATACTTACATGCTTATAGGATTAGTAGGATTAATTGGATCTGGCAAAGACACAGTGGCAGAGTTCTTGGTTAAAGAACACAAATTTCAAAGAGACAGTTTTGCAAAATCATTAAAAGATGCTGTCAGTGCAATATTTGGTTGGGATAGAGAATTATTAGAAGGAGCCACACAAGAGAGCAGAATGTGGAGAGAAAGAATTGATCCTTACTGGAGCAATAAACTCAATAAAGCGGTGACTCCACGATATGTGTTACAATATTGGGGTACGGAAATCATGCGAGGACATTTCCATGACAGCATTTGGATAGATTCTTTTACAGCTCGTTACAAAGGTGGAAAAATAGTGCTCAGCGACACAAGATTTATTAATGAAATAGAAACTATTAGAGCATTAAAAGGCCGAGTCGTGCTCGTTAGACGAGGAACTATACCCACACAACAAGAGATGCAGGAAAGAGCAGTGCATCAGAGCGAGTGGGATTGGATAGGACAGAAGTTTGATTATGAAATAGATAATTCAGGCAATCTAGAAGATTTAAAAATAAAAGTAGATGATATGATCAAGCATCTGCTTCAAGATCCCCAATAGACCAACCTAATTCTTGAGTGCTTTTTAAACGTTGACAATTAGAACAGATAGTTTTTAAATTATATACAGAAGTGTTATTCCTGTTGCCATCCACATGAAACACATCCATTTGTTGCTCATTGATAGCTTTAAATCCGCATAACTCGCAACGATTTTTTTTACGATAACCTGATTGAATCCAACGAGCAATGCCATTAGTTTTTAAATTCTTACGTTTGCGTATACAGGTATCGCATTGACTACGCCAATAGATTTTAGTGCCTTTTTTATAGCCATATGCTCTGGGCTTGGATTTACAGGTATTACATAGGGGTCGTTTCATATGTGTATTTATGTGCCCTATATAGGCACCAAAATTGTCAATATAACGCCGCAAAAACCGTGCAGAACAATAAATACATCAGTTATACTTGCAAGGAGAACTAAAAATGGCATTAACATCACCAGGCGTAGAAGTTACAGTAATAAACGAGAGTTTCTATGTACCATCAGATGCGGGAACAACACCACTAATAATTGTTGCTTCAGCACAAGACAAATTAAACGGCTCAGGATCGGCTGTAGCAGCAGGCACTAAATCTGCTAACGCAAATTCAGTATATTTGATCTCTTCTCAAAGAGAATTAACAGAGACTTTTGGAGATCCAAAATTCTATACAGATTCAGCAAACAATTCATTGAATGGTTATGAGCTAAACGAATATGGCTTGCAAGCAGCTTATTCATTCTTAGGTATTGCTAACAGAGCTTTTATATTAAGAGCAAATATCAATCTTTCACAATTAATTGGCAGTGCAACTGCTCCGTCAGCTGCTCCAACCAATGGCAGTTATTGGTTTGATTTATCATCAACTGTGCCAGGACTATTTGAATGGTCATCAACTGATCAAGCATTCACTACTATTGATCCAATCTATATCACATCAACAAGTGATCTAGTTGGTTCAGTATCTACAGGTGCACCAAAAACAGCAATTGGTTCACAGGGTGATTATGCAATCAATACAACAAACAATGCAAATAAGATTTATTATAAGAATAGTTCTAATGCTTGGGTACAAGTAGGAACTTCTACTTGGTCAGGCGGAACTAAACTATTCCAAACGTCTGCACACTCTAGCAGACCAGAATGGAAAACAGCAGAAAATAATGCTCCAACTGGATCTGTGTGGTTTAAGACAACCACTCCAAATTCAGGAGCAGATGTTGCTATTAAAAAATACAATTCTAGCACAAGTGCTTGGTCAGTGGTAGATGCTCCACTATATGCTAACAATCATTCAGCAATCTATGGTATAGATTCTGTGAATGGTGGTTCTGGTATATCAGCAGGAACACTTTACACTCAATACAACGCAGCAGAGCAATCAACTCTGGGTGCTTTTGACACTACTCCTAAATTGGCTGACTTTACAGTTTTCAAATACGAAGGTGGTGTTACATCAATCACTTCTAAAAACACAACTCCAAGTTTCACTAATGGACATGCAATTAAAATTCAAGAATCATTAAAAGGTCAATCTGCTCTAGACACAGCAAAAACTGTAACTCTAGGTGGAACTGGTGCTGATGATTTTGTTGCAGCAATTAGTGCAGCAGGATTTACAAATATTTCTGCAACTAAACTTTCAACTGGTGCTATTAAAATTACTCATGCACTGGGCGGTGAATTTAGAATGTGGAACGTTTCTGCAGGCACAGCTCTAGCTGATGCAGGTTTTGGAACATCCAACGCACATGATTACGGTTCTTACACAGCAAACTCTGCAACCAAAGTGGACAATTTATATGTTGCTCCAGCAGGTTACACAGAAGATTCTACACAACCAGCAGTGGTTGTTGCTACAAACTGGAAACGTTTGAGCTACACAGCTTCAACATCAGAGCCAAGCAACGAACCAACCAATGGAACTTTATGGTACAACACTAATTTAGAAGCCGATATCATGGTTCATAACGGAACTGCATGGAAGGGTTATGTACAAGTTTATGCTACAACTGATCCAAACGGACCCCAGTTCTCATCAACTAAACCTACCACACAATCAGATGGTACTGCTTTAGTTGCAAATGATTTATGGATTGATACTTCAGATTTAGAAAACTATCCAAAAATCTACAGATACGACACAACATTAACAG